ATAATCTTTGGATCACGAATAAGAAAGTCCATAACCTTCCACTCAGGTATATCAGTAACACGCATTAATAAATGCTTACCTTTACCAATACCTTCACCATAAGTGTAAGGATCATCACCTTTTTCAAGAATAGTATCAACTATTTCTTCTGCATACTTTCTAGCATTTTGTCTGCCTTTGATAGTTTTACCAATACCAACATCTACATAACTACCTTGTGCTTCTTGCCATCTAGTAACTTTACCCTGCTCAATAAAATGTTCCATAAATATTCTAACAAGTTCTTCTTGTTTGCTTGGATCTGCTATTAACATTTCTTTATTATAGTACAACGGAAACTTATAGTTTGCTCTTGTTGGTCTATATTCTTCATAAAACTTAATCTTCTTTTTTAGTTGTGCAAAATTAAGTTTTAATATTTCTTTCATCACTGGATCTTTTTCAGCAGTAATACGTTTAGGATAATCTTTTAATTCAGTTTCAAATTGTTTTACATTTGATTTAATTACAGTTCTATCATGAAATAAATTACCATCTTGAGCTCGTTGATCTATATCTCGTAAAAAATCTTCAAGCCTTCTTATTGCTACTTTTTTAAACTCAGGAATATTATCATAATACTTTTTGCTCCAAGCAGGATTTCCATTAAGTATTGATAAATCAATTATCTCTTGTGCAAATTCGTCATATGTAGGTGGCTTTGCATTCAAACCAGTAGCATGATTTACATACGTTTCAGTTTCCTGACCAAATCTTCTTTTTAAAGAAGTAGCTGTGCTTCGATAATCTAAACCTGCAATAGTACCAGTACCTTTTGTTTTAGTATAAAACTCATTCAATAACTTTCGCCACTCAACTTCAACTTGCAAACCTAATGCACCATATTGTGTCTGTGCCATATCAACTGATTGCACACCTTCACCCAAAAAGTTTTTCTTCAATGGAGTAACACCATTATATGCAACTCCTGCATGGACTGCCCTTACATAATCAGGTGCTTCTTTGGCATCTTTACCATCACGATAAACATAACTCTGTATTCTTCGAGCAGGTATAAAATGATTTATAAAATTATATTTATCAAAAGCATTTTTAGCTAATCCTTCTTCACCCATATAATCTGCATATTTACCTTTGATAGTATCAATATCAGTTTCATTCTTTAATGGATTTTTTCTATTTTGTATTCTTGTTTTAATAGCACCAAATGAATTAGCCACACCTCTAGTTCCACCACCAAGCAACCCACCAAAAACAGTGTTAGCAGTTACATTACTTATCACTTCAGCAGGAGTATTAAATGGATCAAATGGTGCTCGAATCAACTCACTACCTACACCAAACAATGCACCTAACTTAGCTGTTTCTTTACCAACACCAAAAGCAGACTTAGCTGACCAAGCCGCTCTAACACCTACATTAAATACTGGTAACATAAACGCTATGTTAAGTGGGTCAAGAACTCCTGCCACTAAAGATCCACCAAAACCTGCTCGATCATATATAGTTCTATTTTGTTCAACTGCTTTTATGTCATTTAATATATAGTTATAATGATCTAAATTCTTAGACCTAGCTAGTTCATCTGCATAAGCATATGTATTATCTGAAATCATTTGTTGCTTAAAATCAAATGCAGGATCTTGCTCAATATCAGAAAAGTTATAATATTCTACAGTACGATTAGTAAGCGGCAACCATTGATACTTTAATCCTGATACCATAGATTCAGTAAATGTTGGATCAGCAGTACCTTCGTTGTTTGCTAGACTTCTATAAATAGGTTTAAAGTTAATCTCGCTATCAGGAGTAAACTCTTTATTAAAATCTATTTGTCTAAATATAAGGTCTGACATTATTTTCTTACTGCATTATATAATTGTTTTGCTTTTCGTGTTAATAATGGTGTTCGTGCATCAGCATGAA